ATATATACCAGTTCGCTTTATAATTTCAGTGAAGAGTGCCAACTCTCAGATAAATTCGGAAACTTTATAATGAACCCATTTGATTTTGTGAAGTCAATCAACTTTAAGAACACGAATCTGATAGAAGACAATCCAGAAGACGAGAAACACTACGAACCATTTCTTGCAAATCGTAGTTTGTCTTTCTTTCCCGATTCCATCCTCTATGCAAACGAAATGAATTGCAATCACTTTCTAGACAAGAGATTGCAGTATGATTATCTTTTTCACTCCATCAAGAAGGGAAAGAGATTTTCCAAGTGGATGAAGAAGGTTGAAGATAGCGAAGATATTCTTTTTCTCTCCAAGTTCTATGAGTGTAGCAAAACCAAAGCGGAGGAAATCTCCAAGGTTCTTCCTGATACAAAAATTCGGCAGATGATGAAGGAATATCCAGAGGTTCTAGAAAACACCTAAATCCGCATTTATTATAAATAAATGTTGTAAAGCATGATTTTTTGTCATGTTATGTCACAACAGGAGTATACCATGAATGTGGATGAACTTATTAAAAGTTTCGTGGAAGTAGAACTCACGGATTCCGAGAACTTCCTCAAAGTAAAAGAAACATTGACTCGTATTGGAATCTCATCAAAGAAAGAAAATAAACTCTATCAGAGTTGTCACATCCTTCACAAGAGAGGCAAGTATTACATCGTTCATTTCAAAGAATTATTTGCCTTGGACGGATTAGCTGATAAACTATCTGAACAGGATTTGGCTAGAAGAAACACCATATCAAATCTTCTTGAAGAGTGGGGATTGATAAAAATCCTAACTCCAGAATTGACAGAAGAACCAACGGTTCCTCTTTCATACATGAAGATTCTGCCTTATGCTGAAAAGAAAGATTGGGAACTGGTTCCAAAATACAATATCGGTAGAAAGTTTACCCCAAAGGAAGAATGAATGGCAAAGAGAGTTGACAAGTTCGCTGATTTTCTCGCGAGAACAGCACCTAAAAACATAGGACCAACTCTCAATGTCAAGATTCCTGTGTCAACAGGTCCACGAACCATTCGTGTCAACAACCAACTAGCATATTGGGCTTCTTCTCGTTCCGCACCGATTGGACTCAAGATTCCTCCGTTCAAGGGATATTCGAGCTATGAAAACAAGGATGCCGAGATGCTTCTTGAGAAGTTTAAGCCGAGAAACCTTCCTTCACGAATCGGAAACATCTTCGTCGCAGAAGACCCGAACAATGTTCTCTTGGGATCTAGGATTTCAGGAAGGGGTCACATTTACAAAGTCAAGGTTGATGGAGTGGTGTTCAAAGCAAATCTTGAACATTACACCGAGTTGGTCAGTGACGTTCTGCAATGGAACAAAGGTTTTTACCAACCATTCTACATTGACAAAAATGGAAAACGTGTCATGATGAGTAACGAGGAGATAGAGGAACATGCGGGTCACTGGGCAAAAGAATATTGGAAGGGAATCACTTCCTCTACGTCAACGGATGTGATAGAATGGATCGTGAAGGGCACGGTCGAGGTGATAGAAGAAATATAGGAGATGATATGCCTGAATTGAAGATTTATAGAATGAATGAAAATGTTCAACTTCCAAGTTTTGGGACAACTGAATCAGCTTGCTTTGACATTCGCTGTTTCTTTCACAAAGAAACTGTCACAGCATACACGACACAAAACGAAAAAGTAGAGTTGCCTGTGAATGATGGAAAGTTTTACTTTCCCGCAGGCTACAGAGCTCTCATACCCACAGGACTCATAATTGATATTCCTTTTGGGTATTCTGTTCGTATTCATCCTAGATCGGGAACTTCTTTGAAGTTTGGGTTGACACTCATCAATTCCGAAGGTATAATTGACTACGATTACACGGAAGAACTCATGATTCCACTTCACAATACTTCAAACTCTTTTGTTGATATTTCCCACGGAGAGAGATATGCTCAGGGGGAAGTGGTGGAATCCATGCGTTACATTGAATTTGTGGATATCAAAGAAAGACCAACACAGAAAACCAACCGAACAGGTGGGTTCGGTTCTACAGGAATATCATAATGAACAGAGAAGAACTTTTGAAGCATCACAAAGAACTATGCGACGAAGCATTGGAGATAATGAAGAGAAAGAATCATGACTACGCTGGTGATTCTGGAACAACACCTTTTGCAAATTTTCAGAGAACAGAAGCTATGGGAGTGTGTTCCACGGAACAAGGTTTTTTAGTGCGAATCATTGATAAGGTTTCTCGCTTGAGCACATTCGCAACGGCGGGTAAACTTGTTGTTGACAACGAAGGATATCGCGATGCTCTTTTGGATATCATCAATTACTGTGTTCTTTTCAGTGGATATGTGTCGGACAAGCAGGATAAATGAATTTCTACACCAGTGTTGACATAAGTGGAGATTGGATTCTCATTCGTGGATTTGAGGATGGAAAGCGTGTCAAGAGAAAGGAGAAGTTTTCTCCTTGTCTCTACACTCCAGCTGGAAGCAGAAATCCGAAGAGTAAAACCATCTTTCAAAACTTGGAAGGAAATCCTCTAGAGAAGATTTCCTTTGATACCATCAGTGAATCCCGAGAGTTCATAGACAACTATGATGGTGTTTCCAATTTTGACCTCTATGGCAACACCGATTATGTCTGTCAATTCATCGGGAAGAATTATCCCGATGTTGTGGAATACGACGAATCTCGTATCAAAGTTGTCAACATTGATATTGAAACCACTTGCGAAAATGGATTTCCAACAGCACACAATCCTATAGAGGAAATCAATGTTCTCACAGTATATGTTGATGGGTTCTATCATGTTTTCACATATCAAGATTTCACACCGAAAACAAAGGACACGGTTCTTCATCAGGCGTATGATGAGAAGGAAATGCTTTCGGAATTTCTAGATTTTTGGGAAAGAGAAGCACCAGATGTCGTCACAGGATGGAACATTCGTTTCTTTGATATTCCATATCTCTTCAACCGCATTCAAATGCTTTTGGATGAAAAGGAAGCAAAAAGATTGTCTCCTTGGGGAAGAGTTCGTGAGCGAGAAGTAAGTCGTATGGGTAAGAAGGAAACCGTCTACAAGATAATCGGTGTTTCTTGTTTGGACTATTTTGAACTCTACAGGACTTTCACATACAAGAATCAAGAATCGTATAGTTTGGATCACATCTCGTTTGTTGAACTCGGGGAAAGAAAACACTCCTACGGTGAATTTGAAACGATGTCGGATTTCTACAAAGGAGATTTTCAGAAGTTCGTGGAATACAACATTCAAGATGTTCGTCTAGTTCAGAAGCTGGAAGAGAAGATGCGACTTTTGGAACTCTCTTTTGCTCTTTCATATTCAGCAAAGGTGAACCACGAAGACATCTTTTCGCAAGTGAGAACTTGGGATTCCATCATTTATCATCATCTTCTTTCCAAGAACACAATCATTCCAATGAAGAGAGCAAGAAGTTCCATTGTGGAAGAGCAATACTCCGGTGCTTTCGTGAAGGAGCCGATTGTCGGTGAGCATGATTGGGTGGTGTCCTTCGATTTGTCAAGTTTGTATCCTAGTCTCATCATTCATTACAATATCTCACCAGAGAAAATGGTTGAGGGGAGAATGATGCGTGTTGATGATGTTCTTGATGATACTGAAATCGCTAGGGAAAACATAGACGATGCTGTGAGTAATGATTTGTCCATCGCTGCATCTGGAATTTGTTTCAGAAAGGATTCCCAAGGTTTTCTGGGTGAACTCATGGCAAAGATGTATGAAGAAAGAAAGTTCTTCAAGAAGAAGATGATTGAAGCGAAAACCAAATATGAGAAGACCAAAGATAAAAAGTATGAATATGAAATTTCCAAGTATCACAATTTTCAGCTGGTCCGAAAGGTGTGTTTGAATTCTTGCTACGGAGCGCTTGGAAACGTATATTTCAGGTTTTATTCGAGGGAACTTGCCGAATCAATCACCATGTCCGGCCAACTCAGTATTCGTTGGATCATGAACAAGTTGAATGAGTTTCTCAATCAACAACTGAAGACCGAAGGTTATGATTATGTAGTCGCGAGTGACACTGATTCGGTCTATCTTCGTTTGGGAAATTTGGTCAAGAAGGTCTTACCCAATGAAACCGACAGAGACAAGATAATTGATTTCTTGAACAAGAGCTGCGAAAAGGTAATCCAACCATTCATCGACAAGAAGTATGATGAACTCTCCAAAAAGATGAATGCTTTCGAGAACCGAATGCAGATGGAGCGAGAAGTCATTGCGGACAAGGGAATTTGGACGGCAAAGAAGCGATACATGCTCAATGTTTGGGACAATGAAGGTGTTCGCTACTCTGAACCTCAAATGAAAATCATGGGTATTGAAACCACACGTTCTTCTACGCCACATGTAGTTCGCGAAAAACTCAAGAAGGCAATATCAATCATTCTTCGGGAAGACAACGATACATTGGTGAACTTCATCGAGGAATTCAAGGAAGAGTTCATGAAACTTCCACCCGAAGAAGTTTCCTTTCCAAGAGGTTGCAATGGGTTGATGAAATACATGGACGAAAAAAATGTGTATTCCAAGGGAACTCCTATTGCGGTAAAGGGTTCTTTGATATACAATGACCTACTTGCCAAGCACGATCTTCAAAGAAAATACAAGAAGATTCTAGAAGGAGACAAGATTCGTTTTCTCTACCTGAAACAACCAAATCCCTTGCGGGAAAAAGTTCTATCTTTCCCTGTGGAATTGCCAAAGGAGTTTGGTCTGCATTCTTACTTCGATTATGAACTTCAGTTTGAGAAATCGTTCATTGATCCTCTAAATAGTATCGTTGAGAAGATTGGTTGGCGAATGGATAGTGAACAGACATTGGAGAGTCTTTTTGTATGAATGAGCGAATTGAGATGGTTGTTCTTCGCAACCTCCTAAACAATGAAGATTATGTGCGAAGAGTTCTACCCTTTCTGAAAGAAGAATATTTTGCGGATAGTTCCGACAAGATTCTTTTTCGGGAAGTGAGTGAATTCATCAACAAATACAACAAATCCCCTTCCATTGAAGCTGTCAAACTTGAGATTTTAAGTCTTGAAAAAATCAGTGAAACAGATATCAAGAAGATTGAAACAAACTTGGACATCATTTCCAAGAGTTTGAACTCGGAAGACAACATGGATTGGCTCATAGACCAATCCGAAAAGTTCTGTAAAGACAAAGCAATCTTCAATGCTATCATGGACTCCATTCACATCATTGACGGAAAGACGGAAGAATCTGTCAATGTTCTTCCAGAAATTCTATCCAAGGCATTGTCGGTTTCGTTTGACACCAACATTGGTCACGACTTCATTGAGAACAAGGATGAACGATTCGAGTTTTATCATCGCATAGAAGAAAAGGTTCCATTTGATTTGGATTACATGAACAGAATCACAAATGGTGGAGTTCCAAACAAAACTCTCAATGTGATTTTGGCTTCAACGGGTGTTGGAAAGTCGTTGTTTCTCTGTCACCACGCTACAAATTGTTTGATTCAAAACAAGAATGTTCTCTATATCACATGTGAAATGTCGGAAGAGAGAATCGCAGAACGCATTGACGCGAATCTTCTGAACACTCCAATTCAAGATCTCAAGAAGCTGTCCAAGGAGCTTTACGACAAGAAGATGGAAAGAGCTCTCAAGAACATCAAGGGAAGATTGATTGTCAAGGAATATCCAACGGCGACAGCAAATGTCTCGCACTTCAGAAACTTGATAAACGAACTTCGCCTCAAGAAGAATTTTTCTCCCGATGTTCTCATGGTGGATTACTTGAACATTTGCGCTTCCGCAAGATTCAAAGGAAACACCACTGCGAATTCGTATACATATGTAAAGTCAATCGCGGAAGAACTTCGTGGACTCGCAGTAGAACTGGATATTCCAATCTTCACTGCGACACAAGCAAATCGTGGTGGTTACAACAATTCCGACATTGACCTTTCAAACACTTCGGAAAGTTATGGTCTTCCATCCACGGCAGATCTGTTGGTTGCTTTGATTGCCACGGAAGAACTCGAAGAATTGAGTCAGATCATGGTGAAACAATTGAAAAACCGATACAACGATCCATCAACAAACAAAAAGTTCGTTCTGGGTATTGACAGGAGTAAGATGAGGTTATATGATGTTGAGGAACACGCACAGAATAGTTTGGTTGATTCGGGACAGTTGGGTTCCGAAATGAAAAAGACCACTGACAAACTGAATGACAAGTTCAAAAAGAGTAGTAGTTTTGATGATTGGGAAATGTAAACACAAACGCGCCCATAGCTCAATTGGACAGAGCATCGGCCTTCTAAGCCGAGGGTTGTAGGTTCGAGTCCTACTGGGCGTGCTTTTTAACTTTCAACGAAAAAGGAGAACAAAATGAAACTGAAACCAACAAATGGAAGACTCTTGGTGTCTGTGACCAAAGAAGTTTACGAGAAGTTTACCACCGATGCTGAAGCAAACATCTTTGAGGGTGTTGTGGAAGCTGTAAGTGATGGAGATTTTGGAGACAATCCAATTCCAGTAAGTCAGGGAGAAAACACCAACTTTTCTTGGGTAAGGAAACCACCAACAAGCGGTGTCGAGGCAG